GCCTTTGCCACCCGGAATTGGATTGCCAAAAACGTTAACAAAGTCGGCCATTGAGTCGATTTGAGTTGGTTTAAGCATAGGGCCTTTTTCGGCTCTACCAATTAAAGCAGGACCGATATCGCCTGCGGTGGCGCTTCTACCGGTATTATCAATTTCACTGACAAAAACTCCGGGTGAAACAAATTTGTATTTATCTACGGACATTATAAAATTCTCCTTTAGAGGTGTTTCTTTATTAATTAGTTTTTATTCTCTGTAAAAACCCTTCCCATCTCCATGCTCGGGAATATCACCTAAGATTACACGTTCCCTAGGGATTTTTACTTCTACGGCGTTTTGAGTTTTAACAACTCGGGGTCTATCTCCATTGGGAGATTCGCCTATTACATAACCTAATACATCAAAAGTCATTTTTGTTTCATATTTTCGCTCATCAGCGCTTAAGCTGGATGCATTGTTGTTGTATGAAAAATCAGATTGTAGAAACGTTTCGTAGCGGTGTCCGTCTCTTCTAATTAAAAAAGAATTAATGTGGCCGCCCAAAGTCATGAAAGGCGTCGTTAAATTGTTCATTTGTTGAATGTAATCAGTGCGTACTACTATATCGTAATTAATGCTTAAATAAACAGGAGCAGGCATTGTGATGGTTTCATAAACCACTTTTTTGTTTACGCTGGGAAAATAAGCTTGTCGATTGGGAGTTCTGTCCACGTCGTCAAAGCTTTTATTGTTGTCTGCTGCAGCAAAGTTATTAGTTTTGTCTCTCACTAATCTGCGAGATACTACGATATTGCCACCTCTGGCTGGATCTATGTTAAAAGCGGGGTTACCATATATGGCGCCCTTTTTGTTGAGATCTTTTCTTACTGCCGTTCGTTCTATAGTGACTAACGGAAGGATCAGCGTGCCGTCCTCGTCGCGTAAGTCTTTGTTTTCTTTAGATAAAAATGCTCTTTCTGCTGTTACCCAAATGATTGGAACCTTTTTGGTACCTTCGTTGGTCGTCGTAAAATTGTTCATGCGGTCATTAATAAAATCATATAAAGCATAGTCTATGGTTTCTAATGTCGAAGGTTCAATTTCGTAATAGTCTTTTTTACTTGGCATCAAAATTTCCTCTGCGTGCTTTAATACACTTTGCCTCGATCTCCATTTTATGTTCTACTTGGCCAAATATTTGCTTTGGCTCATTCAATGTTACTATCTCATAATAAGTGTCGCCATATTTAACAAAATCTCCCTCTCTAACAAAAAGATCTTGATCTTCTGTGAGTCTGCGCTTGTGAAAATGCACAAGAATAGAAGGACGGCGGTCGATTCCCAAGTTGGTTGTTTCAGTGACAAAGCCTTCCCATAAAATTAAAGCATAGACTCTAACTGGTGGAAGGAAACTCTTTTCTATAGCTTCGCCGTATAACTCGTGATAGTTGGTAGTCTCCATACTAATTGGATAATAAAAGATTCCCTGACCTATAACACGCTCAATTAGCTCATCATTAACTTGTTTTACGAGATCTCGCTCCTTTTTCCCTAAAAAGAGAGGGGGAGGCGGTTGTGTTGGCTGGTCCCATTTGTTTTCATCAGACATTTAAAGTTTATCCTGTAAAAATAAGCATCGGCACTTTCTCTTGTATCTTGTTTATCGCTTCTGTGAGGTCGCCATCGCTTTGAGCTATCTTTGTGTAAGTAAGTTCATCAAGAATGGTCTTTAATTCTTCGCGAAGCTTTTCTTGTTCCGCTTGTCCTTGTGATACAAGAGCGGTACCATCTAATGTCACCGAGTCACCCGGAATAGGAATGGAACTAAATTTACTACGAATGTTTCCTAGCATCTCTTTGCATATTGCCAGAGCAAATCGTCGAATCCATTGTTTACCAATTGAATTAATCTTTTGATAGGGCGTATTTTCGAATGGTAATGCGTTGACATTGTTGATGCCATTAACTCCATTGTCGACGTCATCGTCTTCTTTCCATGGAGTGTTGGAATCCACAAAGAATTCTACCCAAAATTTAGTTGGTGAGACTGTAACGATGTTGGGGAAGATTCTTAGTCGATCATTTTTGATCTCATATGAATAGTGGCTATTTCTAGTATAAATTGCGTCTTCAAAGGCCATTGCCTGTGCCTTATTTTGCCATGGCGGCACCAATTGAAATGTGCTATCATCAGAAAACTGGCCATAACTCGACAAGTCTCCAACAGTGTTAAGACCGCCATAATAACCATAAAAACGCCACATTGCTTGAGGCGTTTTATAATATACTTTTGTTATATTTACTCTCGCATCTTTTACTTTGCCATAGTATAAAGCTTCAGTGTCAGTTGCTGCAGAAGACGAGATAATTGATTGCAAATCGTAATCCTGTTTTTCTTTGGTAGTGTCAAAACTGGCAGAGTAAATCGGGATAACACCACCGATACCTGCTTCAGTAGAGTAACCATGACCTACACGACGGGCATATTCGAACCTAAATTTAGGGAATTTTAATGCTACGTCCTCAAGATCGGTGTCATCCTGTAGTTGACCCTCTTCGTCGAAAGAACCGGTTTTGGCGCCTAAAAGATCGCCAATTACGTTTTTGGCTTGATGAATGTTGAGAAGGTAGGAATATTCTAGTACTGCTTCCTGATAAGCGGCGAATACCTGTGAACTGGATAATTCAATATCAAGGACATCTCCGCCGAGTTTTCTATAAGTATAAGCAACTTGGTCAGCGGCGCCAGATAGAAAATAGTCATCCGTTGTATATACGCTAAATGGAAACGCGCCCAAAGCTACAGAATCTGCGGCAATGTCGTAAGTACTGCCGGAAGTTAGTGTTATTGCACTTGTTGTTGCAGAAGGGGATAAAGTGGGGTATGCCATTTAAAGTTCTCCTCCCAGTAATTAGTGAGAGGGGAACTAAATGGCAATTTGAGCTTTCTACTTTCTAGACCAAGTTGATTTCTTTTTCTTGGTAGCAGGTTTCGGGGTTACTTCAGTAGCTGCAGCGGGTGTTTCTACAACTTCCTCTACAACTGGTGTTTCTACAACTTCCTCTACTACTGGTGTCGTTGCAACCGGTGTTATGGTGGTTATAGTTATAGGGTGGTTAGCATATTTTGCTGCGAACTTATTAGTTCTATGAATAAGTCTTCTTTTCTTTCCCATCGTTAGTTCTCCTTGGGTGATGTTATAAGTAGTGTTTTAATTTCAAAATCTCAAAAAATTGGGCGGCGTTGTTTTCGGGCATTTGAATAAAATCAAAAAACCCCACCCTTTCGGGGGTGGGGTTTAAAAAGTGAAGATTGTCTTCAAGAAAAGTTACTTACGCAACCAGTCTATATGTAACCCAGAACCGAACGGCGCCTGAGTCGATGTTACCCGAGCTAGTAGTGATACTGCCAAATACGGTTCGCGCAGAAGCGCTGAAGGCCGAATTTGCCACGAAGACCAACGTGGCGTTGCCGCCCAGCGCTGTTTTCTCGTGCGAGTGTGTACTCGTACCTTTTCCCTTAGCAAGCGAAGTGCCGCTGGACGCCAAGCTGTCGGCGTCATTAGCAACAATCTGTGTGCCTGCGGCTGCGGTGCCGAACGTGACTCCCAAAGTGGCACTATCGTGTACAAAAGCAGTCGTCACCACAACTCCGGCGCCCGTGATGATGCTGTTTGCCGGGATTGACAGCCCGATGGCGTCACCGAAGCCTCCGGTTTCATCGGCGGAAATTTCGTCGGAAGCGACGTTCATTTCCACCCCTTTTGTATTCATGAAGGTTGTGCCTCCCATTGCTAACTCTCTCTTTAAATTTTCTATTAAGGCTTGCGTTCTCAGCAAACCTACTCTTTTTGAACCCATTTTAAAACCCTCCTTGGCTTTCGCCGTTTATAATCATGTTAGAAACATGGGTAGGGTAAGTAGTGTGGGAATTGGGGCGCAGTCATGCGATTGGAAAGATATATTATATTTCTATTTTATCCATTTGATATCATTGAATATAAAAAAACCCTAGATCTCGAGATCTAGGGTTCGTATAGCTAATCTAAATTAGATTGGTTTAGCTTGCGCCAGACTCACCTAAAAGGCCGCGAACAACGACGAGACCATACATATCAGGTCTAACCATTTTCTTAGCATAACGAGTCATGACACCCTTACGAGGT